ATTGCATCATTCTTTTCTTTTTCTATTTTATCTTTATTATTAATAACTTCTTGTAAAGTTATCATCGCATTTTTTATTCTTTCTTCTATATCTTCGATATTTTTTTTTGGAATATATACTTGATTATTTTCTGTATCCATTTATATCCACCCTATATTATAATATCTATTATAGCATTTTATATAGTTGTCATAATTATCAAAAGTAAAACAAGCATAATCTCCTAATTTATTTGTCATAAAAAAATAAGTCATTTTATATATTAAAATATAATTATTTTACATAATATCATGCGAACCTAATACGGATATATCATATGTAACTTTTTCATCCTTTTTTAATTTTTTGAAAATCTCATTATAATTATTTCCACTTACTTCATTCCCAGATGGAAATATTACCCCTTTTACTTTATTTTTTAGTAATTTATCTATTGTAAAATCTTCTTTATTTTCATATCCCTCTCCAAAAAAACATTCTTTTACACTTTTACCCATTTCCTTACATTTTTGTAATGATTTATACATATCTATTGGTTGTGCTGTATCTTTGTAATATACTTCAAAAGTTTTTGAACGTGAATCATTACTTAATATAGATTCAACTAAAACATCTGATAAATCTTCGCGAGATATAATTCCACTTTTTGATACACCTTGATTAAATTCAATTTCTTCTATACCGCGTTTTTCACCAGGTGATAACATACCTGGTCTAACAATAGTATAGCTTAATTCTGGTTCGTTTTCATACATTAATTTAATTATTTCTTCACCTTCTTGTTTATTATAACAAGGTTCGCAAATAGTTGAATCAGTATTTTCATATTCGTTTCTTGCGTTTTTTTGACATTTAGCACATATTGATGATACAACTACTAATTTTTTAACACGGTTTTTAATAATCTCATTTACAACATTTTTTAAACCGATATCTTCAACGTGATTGCTTTCTTCTACATATTCTTTATCAATATCTTCTTTATTTACTTTAGGTCTTGAAGCAGCACAATAAATTACGGCATCAATGTCTTTTAAAATTCCTTTTAAAGTTTCTGGTTTCATAACATCTATAATAGCATTTTTAATATATTTTTTTTGTTTAATATCATCAAGAACTAAAGTATTTTTTCCCATATGTTCTCTATCTACTATTTTCATTTCTCTTCTTGTTAAAGCTAAAACCTCTTTATTTTTATTAAGTAAATTTCTAATAGTATCACCGCCTGTATAACCAGAAGCACCAAAAACGGCGATTTTTTTTATTTCATCATTGTCATTAGCAAAAGTAAATTTAGGATTTAATACTAATGGTGATAAGTAAAGTAAATTACGTCTTGAAATATCATTACTAAATCTTGCTTTAAGATTTAAAATATTCGTTGATTTTCTTAACTTTTTAGTATTGAAAATATTTTGTCCTTCAGAAATTAAAAAACCATTTATATTAATTATTTGATTAAATAATAATAGATTTTTAATTATTTTTTTTAGCATTATTATAATAATATATAATATTTTTTATATAATATTTAAAGATTAATTAATAATAATTAATTAATGAAAGTATTTATTATTGGTCATAAAGGTTGGATTGCTAAACAATTTATTCATATTTTGAATAATAATAATATCTCTTATTCTTTCTCAAATTTAAGAGCAGAAGACGAAAATATTTATAAGGATATATTAAATTATAATACGACCCATTTATTTTGTTGTAGTGGAAGAACACATGGAGGAAATTATGATACTATAGATTATTTAGAAGATAATAGTAAATTAAAAGAAAATATTAACGATAATTTATATGTTCCATTAAGTTTAGCATTTTTTGCTGATAAATATAATATTCATTTTACTTATATTGGCACTGGATGTATTTTTAATGATTTAAACAAAAAATATACAGAATATGATAAACCAGATTTTTTTGGTTCAAATTATAGTATTGTTAAAGGATTTACTGATATGTTAATTAAAAATACAAATGCTTTAGTATTACGTATTAGAATGCCTATATCAAGTGATAATAATAAAAGGAATTTTATAAATAAAATAACAACATATAGTAAAATTTGTAGTATGCCTAATTCAATGACTGTTTTAGATGATATGTTACCAATTTGTTTAGATATGATGAAAAATAATGAGAAGGGTTGTTATAATTTTACAAATCCTGGAAGAATAGAACATAATGAAATATTAGAAATGTATAAAAATATTATAGATTCAAAATTTAAATGGGATAATTTTACAATCAATGAACAAAATAAAATATTAAAATCCAAACGTTCGAATAATTATTTGGATACAACTAAATTAGAAAATAAATACAAAGTTAAACATATTAGTATAGCTGTTTTTGATTGTCTTCAAAAAATAAAAAAAAATAAATTACAAACCTAAACATTTAGTACATATATAACTATCTTCATAATCATTATAATATTGACAATAAATACAATTTAAATCAATATCACTATATAAAAAATTTAATTTATATGTACATATATCACAAACTTCATTTTTACAATTATTATTACATATTTTACAACTATTTAATGATAATTTAGTTAAATCTATATCCATTTATTAGTAATATTATTATAATTTTAAATAAATTTAATTGGATTAGTTACATATATATTATCATTACCAGCATTATGCGAAAAAAAACAATTACATTTGATATGACAAAATTTACTTTTTCTTTTTAAATAAGTAGGTGTTATGGTTTTATTTTTAAGAGGTAATGTTATTGTGTTATTTATAACATTATTTAAGATATTAGTTAAATTATATGTTGTTTTATTATATTGATAACTAAAAGATAATAAATTAATAACAATAAATAATTTTAAATAAGAATACATTATTAATATTAATATTATTATATTTTTTATATAAAATTGTTCTATTTTTTTAATTATAATAAAAAAAATGATTTTAGTATAAAAAAGTAAATACAAGCGAACTAAATTACTCAAAGCAAACCAAATAAAACTCAACTGACATTATTCAATAATATGAATACCAAGAAGACAAATTTGATTATCAAAAAAAAACGAGGTCCTAAACCAGGACACCGCAATGAATATAATAAATTTGTAAAAGAACATACTGTAATTGTTCGCAATAAATATGAATTGATGCCTAGAAAACAACAAAGAATGCTTGTTCTTGAAATGTGGGAAAAAAGAAAAGAAATTAATAGCAAAATATATAATTTATGTCCGTCTGTTAAAACAGAAGAAGTTGAACATATCGCAAACGTCCTCGAAGAAATGGAGAAAGAAGGGTGGTAAATAATATATATTATATGATTCTTATGTGTTGTATATTTTTATATTGATATTTTAAAAATATATAAATATATATTCATATTTATTATTTAATATGATTAAGAAGTCTTGTGTGTTTTTTATATTATGTTTAAATAGTGTTTTTTGTTATAAATTTAATTTATTTAATAAAAATCAATTTAATAAAAATAATAAACTTATAACAAGACGCAAATTTAATGTATTATCACCATTTATAATAACTTATTTAGCTAGTAATGATAAATCTATTGATGAATTACGTAATGAAGCTAATAGAATTATTGAAATTATTGAAGCTCAAAAAAAGTCATTTAGTGATTTACCTGAAATTAATAAAGGTAAAATAAGTAATGAAAATAGTAATGAAAATAGTAATGAAAATAGTAATACTATGACAATTAAAGAAATTGATAATATTCTCAATGACTTGTTAATTACTTTTAAAAACAGTGATCCTGATGTTTCTATTAATAAATTAAAATCTTATTGCTCAGATGCTAATGTTATTAAATATAAAAAAAACAAAGATTTAATTAATATATTTAATGATTCAAAATATGCTATTTTATTTAAAAAATTTAAAAATTTTGAAATTATTAATTATAATTCTTTTAATGAAGATGATACAGAATTTTGTGATGTAGATGTTAAAATTTCAGCTAATTATAAAGATTTACTATATAATGGTATTCAATTTAATGATATATATTATGGTGATAATACTAATTTAAATCTAAACAATAATGAAAATATTTGTTATATTATTTATAGATGGAATTTCATAAAAAAAAATAAATATGAATTATTATCTTGTTATTTAGTTTCTAAAGATTATTAAAATATGTATTTAATTTTGTTAGTAAATCAATAATATATTGTATAATATTTCTTTTTAAATTATTTAGTGATAATTTTTTTTTTTCAACTAAAACCGTAAATTTTTCATACTTTTTATTTTTATAAATTACTAAATTATTTTTAGTATCAGCACATTTTTGTTTAAATAAGTTATAAATATAAAGAATAGTTGTAAGCATTTTATTAAAAAAATTTTTTAATAAATATTCATTTTTTTAAAAAATGATTTTATTATTTATAAAAATAATAATAAAATGAAAGATAATAAATTAAAAAAAGAATTTATTTGTCTTTGTGGAGGTGGTCAATCTTGTATTGTTGAACGCAGAAAAAATAATGATTGGGTTCATGAAGATGATGTTTTTAAACAAAATAATTTACCTTTAAGAAAACATTGTTTCCAAAAATATTATGATTCGCAATATAAAGTTTTATTTCCTAATTAAGTTTAGGTTCAATTTTAGGTTCTAAATTTTTAAGAGGTATGTCTATTTTTCTACTTTTTTTATCAAAATCTTCCCCTCTTTCATTTTCAAGTTTTGTAAATGTAGTTCCTTTATAATTACCTAAAACCATTTCAGTAATAATTTCTTTATTTTCTCTTAAATATTTTAATTTAATTTTATCACCTGGTTTATATTTTTTTAAAATAGCATATAAATCTGTTGGTGTATTAATTTCATAATTATCAATTTCTACAATAATATCTCCTACTTGTTCTATTTTTTTAGTTTCATTATTTTTTTTAATTCCTCTTAAACCCGCTTCAATTGCTGGCGAATCATTTGGAACATCTAAAATTAAAAGACCCTTTTCAATAATAGGTAACCCGCTTTTTAAAGATTCACTTTCAGTTGGATTTCTTTCCATATATGTTATCCCTAAAATTGGTTTTTGCACATAACCTGTTTCAATAATATCTTTAATTGATTTGACAGCTGTATTAATAGGTATAGTAAAACCAATACCTGCTGATACACCCATTCCTAATGAAGCTGTATTAATACCTAATAGTTCCCCATTGCTATTTAATAAAGGTCCTCCACTATTTCCAGGATTAATTGCGGCATCTGTTTGAATAACATTATAAATTTTTCTACCAGTAGGAGCAGATAATTCTCTATTTACACCAGAAACAATACCAGTTGTTAGTGTATGATCTTGTCCAAATGGATTTCCAATAGCAAAAGCAAATTCGCCAACATTTATTTTAACATTGGGATTATAATTAATTAAAGTTAAATCGGTTTTGGGTGCGTCAATTTTTAATACAGCTAAATCATTATCGGGGTCAATACCTGTTAATTTAGCTTTGTATGATACTTTTTCTAAATTTTTTTTAGTAATAGTAACAATAGCATTATCAACTTTATTAATAACATGAAAATTTGTTATAATATGTCCACTATTATCCCAAATAAATCCAGTACCTACTCCTTTTGGTAAATCATTATTATCTATATTAAATTTTTCACCCATACTTGTATATTCAGTGCTAATATAACATACAGAAGGTACTGTAGTATCATATAGTTCTTTTTGTTTTTCTTCCATATAATTTAATAAATTTTTTGCATAAGCGTTTTTAGGAAGTAAAGACAATCCTAGACCTGTATAAAGAATATTTCTTCTTAGAGTATTGTAATCACATTTAATATTTTTATTAGATTGAATATTATAATTAATTATATTATTAAAAGAATATGAATTTACAAAAGAACATAACTGATATACTAAAAATAACTTAAATAATTTCATTAATATTATATATGCTATTATTTTTATATAAAAAAAAATAATTAATAATTATATAATGCTATATAAATATGTAATTATTTTATTAATTTTAATAAATAGTATTGATTGTTATAAAACTAATTTATTATTACGTAATAATATAGTTAAATGTAGTATATGTAATTTAAATGTTGACAAAACTGGATATATTCCTGAAAATTGTACTATTCCTATAGGATGCCCTTACAATAAAGAAAAAAATATTTACTAATAATAGTATATAATGGTTAAAAAAGTAAATACTAAAAGTAATGAACTTACAAATAAAACTAGAAAAAAAAATAATATACCACCTAAAAAAGATGTAAATAAAGAAAGAAAAACTAAAGTTAACGGTGGAAGTGATGAAGTTAAAGGTGGAAGTGAAAAAAGTAGAGATTTTGCTAAAGATTTTAATAATTTAGTAAATTTATATTATTTATTAGAAATGGTATCAAAAATAAAGAAGTATAATAATATTTTTATCAGTATTGATATTAATAGTTATGAGAATTTACCTGTAAAAGAAAAAATAAAAGTTATTTCTCAAAAATTAGTAGATCATATTATACTTAATAAAACTGGTTATAGATTTAGATTTGCGAGAAAAACACAACCAAATGATGAAGACTTACAAATTTTTGCTAATAGTATTGAAAAAAATTTAACTATTAAAGAATTTAATAGGATTAAAGATGTTGGTAGTACAACTAATGTTTTTTTTGAACTTGCAACAAGAAGAATTTACAAAAATATCATTAAACATATTAATAAGGGAAATGCGTATCTTTTTAATTTTAGAAAAAGCCGTAACATTTTTCGTAAAAATTTGAAACGTGATAATGTTACTGATATAAATAGGTTATCAGAAGATTTTACAACTGATTTATTTTTGGGTGATATTCATTTTTATTTAAGAAATACTGTCACACAAGATATTGATTTCGTTCGTAATCCTAAAGTTCCAATGGTTTCTATAGATTTTAACGAAATAACTGACGATAAAATTAAAATTCATTTATTTTATAAAATGCTAAAATATATTTTCAATGCGAATAATTTAAGAAAATTGATATTTTGCCCTTATGAATTAAATTTTTTTATGTATAACGATAATGAGACAATGCAATTTAAAAATTTAGGTCTTAGTCAAATAAATAGAATACTTGAAAATTGTACTTATTCAGCTACTGAAGAAGATATAAGAAAATATATGGATGAAAAAATGCCTATATTAAACAAAATTAATGATGTAAAAGATTTAGAAGTAAAGATACTTTATGATAAATATTTAAAATACATTAAAGAATCAAAAAAAGGTTTTTGTATTAGTTCATTCTTTGAATTTATTGGTTATAAATTTACTAATTTGCCAATAATAAACGGAAAAGAAAATAAAGAAGAATTAAATATGATATTTCAACAAACATTAAATAGAACATTTGATAATTTTATAAATATACATCTTAAAGATATAAATGTTGTATCATCGCATAGTAAAAAAGAACTTAGTTTTTCAGAATCAGAGAGAAACTTAAAAGATTTACATAATAAAATATTTTTATTAGATGGATTAGAAGATAATCATTATACAGAATTAAATGGATATAATCCTTTAAATATTAGAAAAATAAATGAAAAGAAACTAAAATTTGTGGATAATTATCGTCTTTATATGCTGGATTTATTTAAAAAGTTTTCCCAATTATGTAAGGATGAGGAATTAAAAAAAAAATTAACAGAATATATTTTGAGTGATAAAGATAGAAAAAATTATCAAAAAGTATTACGTAAATCAAAATATATTACTGATATAAAAGGTAAAAATGAAATAGATCTTGAAAATTATTTTAAAACATTAGGAACAATATTAGAAGAAAATTCTGGTTTTACTAAAACAAAAACAGGGATGTTTAGAAGTAATTTTGAAGCTAAAAAAGAGCTATTAACATTATATAATATTATAAAAGATGCTTTAGAGAATTTCAATAAATGTAAAAAAATTTAT